TTTACTTTATAGTATGACTCTAGACTCATATGAGCCATACCTAACTGAAAAAACTGACCAATCCCTCCAATACTACTTCAGATTCAACATCGGTCTTAGGATTCTTGACCTTTAAAGTATGAGTCAACTTAGGCATAGTTTTGAAAAACTGTTCAACTTCCTTAAATTGTTTTGTATTAAGTTGATCGATAAATTCACCTAATTCTTCTTTCGTGCTTTCTGATGCATCCCAACTTTCTTCCTCATCATAAATCATATCAATACAAGTTGATAACATAGAAAGGGCTTGAGAAACATTTGTCTCAGCGTTATCAAAATCAAAGTTATTTTCAATAAATTGATCAATAGATGGATATTTCAATTTCATTGAGTATTTGTCATCTAGTTTGATAATCATCTTATGGCCCTTATCTTTCTTAACTTTTATATCATCTATGTTAATTGAAGTTTCGACAGTGGTTTTACCATCGTCAGGGCAGGTTACATTCACTTCAACAGTCTCACCAACTGACTTTGATCTAACGTTAAGAAACAAATATTCAATATCAAAGGTAGGAAGTTTTGATACATCTACATTTTTTGTTAGTAAACAATCATTAATAATTTCAACAATAGCATCAGTGATTTGTTTTTGATCTCCTGACTCCATCGCGAGAACTAATATCTTTTCTTCACGAACAAGAAATGGACGATACCTTACTTTCTTATTGTTAGAAGGCAATGTCAATTCATAAGTTGGGGTATTAATTTTTGGTAATGGCATGATATTTTATTCAGTGCTTTATTTATACTGTATTATACAGTATTTTTTACTATGTGTCTACTGTCTTAGGTTTGTTTGAGTTATATTTCTCTGTAGATGATTCACTGTTTTGAAATATATTAAATATAGATGAAAGAATACTTGGTTGTCTTCTCTTTCTATTCACAATATATCGATCATAATTAAAACTTACAGATACTTTGAGTAGATCAGCTGACCCGTATGTAACAGGCACTGGTGTTATTGATTTTGGGAATGCGTTGATGAATTGATATGTCAATGCACGATCCAAATTTTTCTCAAATTTTGAAATATACATCGATGACACTTTGTAATTATCAGGATATCTCATTCGACGATAGAATGGTTTTTGTAGATCCCCAACCTCTGTCTCTGCACCACTGGTGATATAATCCATCCAACCCTCAAATATACGAAGTAAAGTATAATCTTTATCAATATAGAATGAAAAATCAATATCAGTATATAATCTTGAGTGAGCAAACTCCTGTGGAACTCCCATAAAATTATCTTTCACCTCTGCAGTAGCCAATGCACTTGCTGGTAATGATGCATCGAAACACATGATTCCCATCTCACGAGAAATGAAATCATCTGCATTTACAATACCTAGATTATTTCTTAGGTAATTTACAATACTTGTATTGAATCCAGCAAAGTGAACTTGATATTGATTATTTAATGATAAGTTGCCAAATTTTAGTTTGGCATCCGTCATTGTTATTTTTTGTACTAGTGACACACTAAATACCTATATGACTTTGTTTTTATATATTTATGTCATATAAAGGGAGATATTCACCATCGTACCCCCAAAAGTACAAAGGTAATCCATCAAATATCATTTATCGATCTCTTTGGGAAAGAAAATTCATGGTTTTCTGTGACTTAAGTGAGAATATAGTTGAATGGGGTAGTGAAGAAATTGCGATACCATATCGCTCTCCAATTGATAATCGAGTGCATAGGTATTTTCCAGATTTTTATGTTAAACTAAGAGAGACAACCGGTAAGATCAAAAAGTATATTATCGAAGTCAAACCAAAGAAACAACTTAAACCTCCTGTTAAACCAAAAAGACAAACAAAAGGATATCTTCGTGAAGCATATGAATATGCTCGCAACCAAGCAAAATGGCATGCAGCCGTTGAATATTGTAAAGATCGTTTTTATGAATTTAAGGTGATGACAGAAGATGAACTCGGAATCAAATGAATCGTATTAGTCCAGTATTAGATCGTCTGATTGGGATTGAAGATCCTGATGAATTGATGGTCGAAATTCAAGAAGTCGTAAATGATACTGCAACTGCTCCACAAGCAGGTCAGTTTTTTGTTTTTTCATATCAACCAACATCAACCGGTAGATTTGATGCTAATCCTCTAGTCGCAGTCACTGATGTTTACTCATGGGGGTTTCGTGGGACTAATTTTCATCATGGAGAAGCACGATCATACTCCTTCTCAAATATAGTGGGAAGCACATATCGAGTGTATCCTGAAGAGATAACAGACCTTCAGGCTTTACCTTTCGGTAAAATGCGTCTAAATAGTTAAAAAAGTAATATGGTTTTCGGTAGATTAAGAGAAAGATTTAACTCAGGAGGGTTTCGGTATCCGTTAGAAGCCCTGACGGAGACTACTGACTACTTGAGTTTCACAATTGTGGAATATCAAAGTGTAAAGCAAAGAGGTGGTGGAAGTTTAGTTGGATCACCCGGATCTCGTCGTATCGGGCCACAAGGAACTAAAGATAAGGCAACAAAAATATTAGGTAATATAATACTTCAAATGCCATCTAATATTCAAGATGGTAACGCAGTTGATTATGGTGAGAGTAAAATGAATACTCTAATTGGTGCTGCTGCTGGTGTCATAGGATCCACGATTAAAGGATTAGGTGAAGGTGCCAGTGAGGCCGTGCAGGGTAATCAAGAAGCAGCGAAGGCAAAGATAGCAAATATGACTAAAGATATAAAAGGTGCTGTTGGAACTGATCCATCTTTGATGGATGCAGCTAAACAATTTACAACTGCAAAGGCAACGTCTGCTGCTTTAGGTGTATTAGGTGGTAACGTATCAACAGGTCAGTTATTAGCAAGACAGACAGGTAATATATTCAATCCCAACATGGAATTACTTTTCAACGGCCCCACATTGAGGAGTTTTAATTTTTCTTTTAAGATGACACCTCGCAGTCCAGCAGAGGCAAGAGAATGTAAAAATATAATTAGATCATTTAAGTTAAATATGGCACCTAAAACAAAAGGAACAGGATCGATCGGAGGATCAGGTGTTTTTCTTAAAACACCAAATGTATTTGAACTAAGGTATCGTAAAGGTAATAGTGATCATCCATTCTTACATAAATTCAAACAATGTTTCTTAACAAATATATCGGTAAACTATACAAGTGAAGGTGTGTATGCAACTTATGATGATGCTACACCGGTATCAATGACAATGGATCTTACGTTTAAAGAGTTAGAACCAATTTATGATGTTGATTATGATGACGCAGACGGAGTAGGATTCTAATGTCATATTTTAGAGAACTACCTATAATAAAATATCCTTCATTTTTAAGTGATAAAAATTCATCGCTTGAGTTTTTAGAGGTTAAGAATTTCTTTCGTAGAGTTAAACTAAGAGAAGATCTTCAAAATACATTAACCATATTTGATAAGTATGAAATCCCAATGGGAGATCGACCAGATAATGTTGCAGAAGATTTATATGGATCAGCAGAATTAGATTGGGTCGTGATAACTTGTGCAGGTATAATTAATATTCGTGATGAATGGCCTCTGAATAGTGCTGAGATCTATGATTTTTCAGTCAGAAAGTACGGAACCGCTTTAAATGATTTCATATATTATGAAACGAAAGAAATTCGTGATAGTGAAGGTCATCTTGTGCTCCCTAAAGGAAAAAGAGTTAACGAAGGTTTCAGCGTAAAATACTATGACAATACGTTAGCGACATATGTAACTAAATCTGGAACTAACGTCTCTACTGGGATCACAAACTATGTTCATGAAACAAGATTAAATGATAATAAAAGATTTATATTTGTGCTAAAGGAACAATTTTTACAAGAGTTTTTAAATGACTTCAGAGATATCATGATATATGGAAAGTCATCACAATTTGTAGATGACACAACAATTCAAACAGAGAATTTAAATATATCCATGCCATAAAAAAAGGGAGGTTGCCCTCCCAAGTGTTTTAGTTTTCAGCAAGTCTCTGGAAATACGATAGTGTATCATCGTCTTCAATTTCACTTGAACTTGAAGCAACAGATGAAACTGTTTCTCTTGTCTCTGCGACTGGAGTTGTTTCATACTCCTCCTCAACCTCTGGATCTTGAACCTCTGGTCTTGCACCTCTCTTACCAAGAACATACTCTAAACGAGTCTTTAACTCTT